ATACTTCAGTGATAAGGTGAGCAACTCTATCTAAATCTATAAGTGAAGACTCAGGGTGATTAAGTTCAGAAATAGACATTCCTTTATTAATCATGTCTTTATATCTTTCTGCCTCTCTTTTTAATATTTTTTCAGGGTATACCCTACCATTTCTATTTGGTACTCCATATTTTTGTAAGGTTGCGTAAAATACAAAAGGTTTTGAATGATCTAATTGACCATAAGATTCTTTAATTACTTGGCTATTTCTATATTCGTTTGGGTTTATAATTCCTGCATCATACTCCAAAAGAATTCCTTTACCCGTGTCGCTTGGTCCTAATATTTTCATAATGTTTTTATGATAAATATTATATTAATTCGGTTTCTTTAGTTTTTGTTTTACTTAATGTAAAATACTTAGAATTTTTTAAGTCATCAAAATAAATTGAATTTATGATTTTTTTTATTTTAGACCTCAACATAATTGATTTAAAATCTGTAGTTTTGTCGTGAACAAAAAGGGTTATTTCTAAATTTAAAAAACTTTTTTTATTTTTTTGTATACCACTTGTTCTTAAATCTAAATCCACAATTTGTTTCCTTTCAAAGGTGGAAGAATCAACAACTTCTAATAGAGTATGTAGTATTTGACGTTTTATGAGACCTGTAATTTTAGTCCAATTATCTTCCTCAGATTTGGGTTCTACCCATGTTTGTAATACAATGTAAATTGATTTTAATTCTTTTGAGTCTACTGTACCATAGTGACATTTTGCATCATCAAAAACATTTAATTTTGACGTTTTTCCTTTTTTCATTTATCATGACTTTCAAGTTTATTTTTTATAAAATATAATCAAAAAATAATTCTTGTCAAAAATTAAAAAAATTGTTAGTATTTATATATTAAAACCAAAAAAATTTATGATCATAGTACACGTAAAAAATGAAAAATCTTTAGAGCAAGCATTAAAAACTTATAAGTTTAAAATTTATAAGACAAAACAAATACAAAAATTACAAGAAAGACAGGAATTTAAAAAACCCTCCGTAAAACGAAGGGCTCAAATTAAAAAGGCTCAATACAAACAAAAGAATCAAATCTCTTCTTGAGTTTCCTCTTCTTTTTTTACTTCTGATTTTTTTCCAAAAATCTTTTCGGTAGATGTAAGACCTAAACAACCAAACGCTAACATAGCAACGGCATTTACTAACGTGTCAGATGGTCTAATATCTCCATGAGAATAACTATTCACGTATAACGTAATACAAAGAGATACACCACATAAGATTCCTACAAATCTTTTTGAAGATGCATTGCCTTGGCTATCCATAAATAATCTTCCGATACTTTTAAAAAAATTTTTCATAGTCCCAAACTTAATTTTTTTAGTTTATAATAATCATAATGGTTACATTTTGACTCCATTACTTTATTGATTGTTTTGTTAATTGTACCCTCAAGTTCTTTATCTGATGACTCATTAATTGAAACTTTTAAGTTATCCAAAACAAGTTTTTTAAGATTATCAAAATTTTCTTTTAACTCTTCTCCGTTAAGTGATAAAATTTCATCTAATTCTTTTTTATCATTTTCGTTTAAATGACCTAACTCTTTTTTTAAATTTTCATTTGCTATTTTAACCATAGAAGAAATTGGTATATTAATACTTTCAGTAATTTCTTTTCTACTTTCTTCTTTTGTAATTATATTTTTAATATTTTTTTTAGATTCTAAAATATTTTCTAAATTTTTTATACCGGTTTTGTATATTGCGGTATCTATATCAGAATAATTATTAGAGGTATTTTTATTCCAAGAATTTATCCAAACATTAATATCTTTTAATCTGTTACCTTGACTCTCCAAAAGTATTTGAGAATATTCAATTGATTCGTTAATGTAATCATTTGCTATGTCGTTAGGAAGACCTTTATTTGATGATAGATCGTCATAAATGTAATACAACTCAGATAGGTCCTTATTTTCTAAAACCAAATGTTTAAATTCAAAAATAAACCTTTTAAACTCAGGTTTTTTTGCTAATTCAATTGCCGTGTTTTCTATTTTTGTTTTGATTGTGCCAAAAGTGTTCATATATTTTTTTATTTATAAATATCACTTATCAATTAAATCTCTCAGTTTGTTATTAATTTCCACTAATGAATTTCTACCTTTTGATAATTCTAATACCTCATCATCATTAAAAAGGTTTCTTTCAAGTATCAAATCTAAGTCATTTCTAACTAGCCTTTCTGTTGTTGGTGGTTCTGCTCCACCTGCCGATGGTGGTTCTGCAGGTGCAGTTTCACCTCCCATACCTCCCATATCAGGAGGTGATCCACCAGCTTCTCCACCAGCTTCTCCACCCGCAGCGGCACCAGCACCAGCACCACCAGCAGCACCATCTTTTTTACCGTAAAGGGCATCAATATTGTCGAATATTCCTGTATTACTAATAACTTCGGCAGTTTTTGCCAATTCACCCGCAACCGCACGTTCTATTCTTTGTTGTTGTAAATCTAATCTTATTTCTTCGTCTGAAAACCCTAAAATATGTTTTTTAGCCCATGATGCAGAAACCGGCGCAACCGAATTTTGTATTTCAGCGACGGCATCTTTATACAATAGTATTTTTTCTTTCCAAACTTCAACACCAAGTAAATCAGCCTGTTTAGATGGGTTGTGTAATGAAAGAGTAAAGTTTGTTAATTCATCTTCAAACCCTAATAAAAATAAATGAATAATTGCAATTTTATTTAATTCAGCAATCATAGATTTTTGTATTCTATTTATTGTTCTTGCAAATCTAATATCAAGTAATGATAAGTTTTTACCATCACCAACCGCCTCTTCAAATCCTAAATACGCCTTTGGTATTCTTAATGCTGTAACTAATTTCTTTTGAATATATTCAATATCAGCAATTTCAGCTAAGTTTGTTCCTCCAGGTAATGTTTCAATTGGGTTTGTTGCACCCGGATCTCTAACAGGAATAAAATAATCTTGATCTACTGCTAATTGGTTATATCTCATATCAACATTACCCGTATTTGGATCTGCAATTTGGTCTCTTTTAAATTTACTGGCAACTTTTTGTACGTACGCATCCACATCCTTATCATCCATGTTACCAACAAACACTTTAAACACTCTTCTTTCAGGTGCTCTTGAAACACGATAAACCATCATAGCATCTTCAGATAATAAAAGTTGTTTCCAAATACGTCTAGCCTTTTCTAACATAGATGTACCATAAGGAAGTTTTCTATCATCACCCAATATTCTAAAATGACCAACTTCCCAAGTATTGAACTCCATATTTTTTTCTTTCCAAACAAACTTCAGGGCGTCGTTTTCCATTTCTTGTGAGTACTTGTCAGGTTGGAATCTCATACCCTTCTCTAACCTTTCAATTTGGATATTTGGTAATTGCTGACACCCGACAATTCCTTTTTCAGGGTCTAATTTAAGATAAATAAAATTATCACCAAATTTACATGTGTTTCTTGTCCACATCGCAAGATTTGTATTAATGTCCAACCTATTATTAAACAAATCAACCAATACAGATTTTATTCTTTTTGACTCCGAATATATTTTTAAAATGTGTCCATCTTTATCTGGTGTTGTCGATTCTTCAGAATATACATCTAATGCTGCAGAAATTTCAGGAGTATATTCCATTGATTCGTAATCATAATAAGACGCCATTCTTGTTGGTTCATAATAAACCGCTTGCTGATATAAATTACTTTCAACTTTTTGCCATTGTTTTCCAATGTACATTGTTTGTTGTGCTTGTAACTTTTCGTTTTCGTATTCTTTTTTGTCTGTTGTTTTTAATAATTCCTTCTTATCAAATTTAAAAACGGGAGATTCTTGATCCATAGTAGAATTAGGACCGAAAACTTTCCCTAACCTTTGCCAAACCGTTAAATTATTTTTTGCCATATTTTTTTTATTTTAAAAGTAATTCTACAATGAAAAAATTAAACTCTTCTATTACCGAATAACCATAAATACTTTTCATAATCACTTTGTGTTAATGTGTTTCTATGGTATCCATTATTGTTGTAAGTAGATACGGGTACCCCCGGATTAAAATTCATTGAGGAGTCTGCAAACGCTTTTTTGTCTGTTGACCAAGAATCTAACATAGCCTTTGCTTGTTCAGTTGCCTTTTCTAATTGTGCAAACGAAGTTTCCCCAACATAAACCGCCATAGCAAATGCCATGATTAAATCGTCGTGTTGACCTTTTTGGTGATCAGGCCTACCGTTTACATAAACAAAAGTGTTTAATTCGTTAAACAACCTTTGTGACCTCATAGAGAAATCAAATCTTAATGCTTCTTCAAACGCCTGTATGATTAATACTCTTTTTGAATTAAAGTTAATCCCCGGTATTTTATCTTGATTTTTAGGATCCCACTTCCATTTATCTGCAGGATTAACACCATCAACGTATAAATTTTTATAACCAAGTTCTTGTAGTTTTCTTGATGTCGAAACACCCATTCCACCAGTAATATCGGTTACAATAAACGCATTATACATGGTACCCCATTTATAGGCAATTTCTGCTAAAATATCAGGAGGAACTTTACCTATATATTCAAGTACTTGTTCTCTTTCATCAAAGTCAATAATAGATAAAGTACTAAAATCTTCACTATCTCCTCTTGATACATCGACGCCCATTATGTATCTGTGACCCGCAACAGGTTCTTTCCATTGCCAAAGAGCCCCACCCATAAGTTTGTTTTCAGGTTCTTTAATGTGTTTTTCTTTAATTTTTTTCATAGTTTCTGCGGGTATAACATTATCCCCCGAACCTAAAAAATTACATTCCAACTCCTGTGATATCTTTCTTTTATCGAACTTTAATTTTTTGGCCATTGCCTCAAACCAAGAACTATAAGCCTTATACCCTTCGTTTTCTATTTTTTGTTTTATCTCTTCAAAGTTTCTTTCACTAACTTTTATATCACCATAATCAATTGTGATATCTGTATCAACATAATCACCTCTATTTAACATATAATGAACAATATCATCACATTTAATTAGTCGTAAATCTTTAGAGTATCTTGGATCTCTAAACCAATACATTTCAGTTATTCTAAAGTCATTCATTCCTTTAACTGCCTGACTGTAAATAGAATAATAAATTGGGTCAAATCCGTTTGGTGTTGATATTACAATTACTTTACCTCCTGTTGAAAGGGACGCCATACAAGCAGACCAAAAGTCTTCATCCGCATTGATGTACGCGGCCTCATCAAATATCAATATTGTTGGTGTATAACCACGTAAGGCATCTTTTGATGTTGCAACCGCCTTAACTTCACAACCATTAGTTAATTTAAAGTGTCTCTGTGAGTTTTTTTCAGAAGAAAACCCAACACCCATCCATTTTGGCCATTGGTCAACAAATGCACGAACTTTATTTGCCATTTCCACGGCAGTATCCATTTTGTTTGCAATTATTAGGATTTTTTCAGGTTTTTCTTTACGAGCAAAAACTAATCTTTTTGATGCCCAAGCTGAGGTTACTGTAGACACCCCTGCTTGTCTATATTTTAATGCGATATTTTCTTCACAAGTATCGTAATCTTTTACAAGTGTTACTTGGTCATTAAAAAGTTCTAAGGGAACGTATTTTGATTGTGTGTTGTCGTAAGTTTGTAAATATGTTTTAAGTGCGTAAGGAGTATTATTTACACATTTAGCATATTCTAATAAGGCTTGTTCCTTTGATAACGACATTCATCAGGTTTATCTTTTATTTAAATTTTTTAATAAATCTCTTTTACTAAATTCAGGATAAAGATGTTTTTCAACTAAACTCATTATGTTCTCCTCTAGTTTTTTTACTTCATCCTCTTCTTTTGTTTCTTTTTTCTTTGGTTTTACTTTTTCAGGTAAACCTTTGTGTTTTGTTTTTGCAAAATCTTTAACATCTTTTTGTTTCATTTCTTTAGCCGCTTCACCTGCTTTACCTTTTTTAGGTGTATCTCCTTTTTGCATTCCCCTTACAATACCAAAAAATTGTTGTTGTTTTTTTGATTTAGCCCTTTCTTTAACTTCTTTCTTTTTACCAACCTTTTCTTCTTCACCTAATTCGGTTTCGGTTGTTGTTATAATAGCACTATTTCCCTGAACCTCAACTTTAGAACCTGCCGCTACTGTCGCATTTCCACCCTGTGGTACGGTTGTTTTAGTTGCAGTTACTGTCTCTGTTTTGTTTGGTGGGACTGTTTGTTCTTTAACAATTTTATTATATAGTAAATTTAATTGATCATTAGACATATTTTCTAATGTTGACATAGAAATACCTTCGTGTAATAATCTTGCAATTTTAGGGTTAATGTGTTTCATCGCTTACTAAATTTTTCTCCCATTTTAATACGACATCTCTTTCGTATAATTTATTTTCTACAGTTTCAACACTTTCTCCGTATTGAAAAACTAACCTTTTTCTTTTGTGAATTAAAATATCATCACTATCAGATCTTTCCCAAGCTAAAGCAATAACACCTTCTATTGCGTCATAAACACCAAAAAAATCTGAGTTTTGAATTAAGGTTAAATTTATTTCTGAATTTTTTAAAACCCCTACTTTTCTTATATATTCAACATTAGGTGGTAGTGGTTTACCTGCCGCTGGTTCTGCATCCCAATCTTCACCCCAAACATCATCAATATCAGAAAAGATAAATTCGTAAATATTATCTCCCCTGTAGTTAGGTCCCAATTCGTTTACATAAACTAAATTCATATAACTCTTCCTCTTGGTGTTACTTTAACTTGTCTACCATTTTTAGTGAATACTAAATTTTCTTGATTTGTTTTACCAACAAACTTATAGTTTTCATTTAATAAAGATACCCCTAAATCCATTTGTTTTTTTGATTCACTCATATTAATAACTTCATTTTTAATTTTTAAAGTTTTAATTTTTTGGTTCAAGTATTCTTTTTTAATTTTTTCTTCTAAAACGGGTTTTTCAGATTTTTTAACATCAAAGTAACTCATAAGTAATCTTTCAACCTTAGACTCAGCAACGGGAGGTTGTGGAGTTTCTTCACCCATTGCAGGTTCTTCCATTCCTGGTTCCATACCTGGCTCAGCACCCATTTCAGGTTCTTCCATATCCATACCTTCCATATCTAAATCACCTTCTCCTTCTTCACCATAAGATTCATATTGTTCTAATTTGTCCAAAATATCATCTCTGTCTTCATCGTCAAGTTTAGTTAAATCAATTGCCGATAATATTGAATTTACAACATATTTAATGTCTTGAGAATCTAAACCTTTTTCTTTATCAAACATTCTAATTTTTTGACTCAATCTTCCCGTTAATTTTTGTATAGTTTTAAGACCAACAGGACCCATTTCTTCTTCATCTTCTCCCATGTCAGGTTCTTCCATACCTGGTTCAGCACCCATTCCCGGTTCCATACCTGGTTCAGCACCCATTCCCGGTTCCATACCTGGTTCAGCACCCATTCCCGGTTCCATACCTGGTTCAGCACCTGCCATTGGTTCCATACCTGTATCAGTACCCATACCCGCTGGTGGTTCAGCACCTGCCGGTGGCATATCCATACCCGCTGGTGGTTCAGCACCTGCCGGTGGTACATCCATACCTGCTGGTGGAGTCATACCCGCCGGTGGCATATCCATACCCGCTGGTGGTTCAGCACCTGCCGGTGGTACATCCATACCTGCTGGTGGAGTCATACCCGCCGGTTCAGCTCCTCCTGCCGGTTCAGCTGGCGGGGCATCTGCAGTCTTTTTAGTCTTTAATACGAACTTTTGTTCACCAATTAAAGATATATCTTCTTGATATCCGGTAAGTCTATTTGATTCTTTTACGATTAAATTTAATCTTTTTAATGCCTCTGAATATGATCTGTAATATTTTCTACTTTTCATATTATCCAAATATTCCATTGGTGCTTCATTTAACGATTTTTTAATAATATAACCGTTTTTTTCTTTTACTATTCCGTAAGTGTATCCGTCAGATATTGTTTTATGATATTGTAATGAATTAGTCTCCTCTTCTTTAATTGGATTTAAAGTTTCGTTATATCTAGCAATCTCCATGATGCGTTTGATTTTATCAATTCCTCCTAATTTTTCACTCCCTAAAGGTCTTAAATCTCCCATGTTTTGTTTTTTACTTTTTTTATTAATATAAAAATTAAGGCAAAAGCCTACATATAAATATATCGTTATATAAGAATTTATTGTTTATTCAATATTTTCTTGTTCTAACGATAATTTTTTATCTACAAACTCGTTTTTAAAGTTTTCAAGTTTTGCAATATATCCGTTTCTTCTTAAAAATTTGAATACTAAATTTTCATAAGAATATTCTCCTTCTTTTTGTAACCCACAAGTTCTATACTTCCTTAATTTTTCTCTGTATTTTTTTACAAGTTTGACCGCATCTTCAATGTCTTCGTCTTCAGCATTTTCTAAAACGCCATCAATAATATCCATCCACTGATTTACTTTGGTCATAAGTTTTTTCTTATCTACTTTGAAATTTTCTCTTTCTGGTGTTTTTAACCATTCATTATTCATTAAAGAATATACTCCTTGACTTTCATTTCTTTCATTAGAATCTTGTACGTACAATTCCGTCTCATAACCTTTTATTCTAATATCGTGAGCCGCGTTAAAAACAGTTTTTTTTAATTTAAACAATTCCTCTGTTAATTTTTTATTTTCGGACTCATTTAAATCAATTAGAATATGTATGTCAAAATCGGAAAATTCACTCCAATTATAACCCACTAATGATCCCACTAAAATAATGTCTTGAATAAAAAGGTCGGTATCTAAATATTCTATGAATAGATTAGCAACTTTTAATAACCTGTCTTTGATTTCAGGTTTTAATTTTACTTTTTTTGGACTTTCAGGGTTATCCCACAAATCTGGGTTAAAAGTTTCTTGTAAATAAAAACTATTGATAATTTTTTCGGTACTCGCCATGTATATAAATATGGCGTGAAAATTATTTATCTAATTTTTTGTATTTGTAAGTTTTTGCTATAGACGTGTTAAAAAACTTACCTTGCGAATCGGATAATCTTAATTGGGCAAAAATATTATGAGGAACATCATCATATTCGTATTTTATACCATTTTTAAATTCAACAACCAATTTTTTAGACTCTGTGTCATATTCAGTTGTTTTTAAATTACTTGAATCAATTTCACAAATAATTTTGGTCCCTAATATTTCAGTTTTTTTAATAGCCATAATCGTTTTTTTTACATAATATTATATAAAAATAAAAAATCCACCATTTGGTGGATTAAAAACTAAAATAAGAACAGTTTATTTTAAACCTTTAATTTTATCTCTCAATTTGATTGCATTCTCAAAATCCTGTTTTTTTACACATTCATCTAGTTCTTTATTAAGTTTTATAAGTTCTTCTTTATTTTTTTCTAAATTTTTAATTTTGTCCCTTAACTCTACTGCCTCCTCAAAATTTTGCTCATCAACAGCAATGTTTAATTTTTGTTTCAATAAAGACACTTCGTCTTGTTTATTAAGGTCCCCACGTTTATTTGTAATGTAAGTAAATGTAATACTTCCATCTTCAGACTTATAGTTTTTTCTTTCCCATTTATCACCATTTAAAAATGGATCTGACGACCATAGTTCGTTAAATAATTTTTCAAAATTTCTACTAAACATAATTTTATTTTTTTTATAAGTTTATTTTGGTATGATTTTACACCAATTAAATGCCAAACAAATAAAGTATGACAAAATGTCAGTATATATGACAAAATTACAAAAACATAAAAAACATTGATTATTATATGTTATTATATTAAACTTTAACTAAATAAAAAATTAAAATTTTAAACAATGATTGAATCTTACGACGACATGGATAAATCAAAAAATAAACAACCTGAAACAAAATCAAAAACACCCGTTTTAGATAATTTCTCAAGAGACTTAATTAAATTAGCTGAAGAAGGTAAATTGGACCCTGTTGTTGGTAGAGAAGATGAGATAAACAGAATTGCACAAATTCTATCAAGAAGAAAAAAGAATAACCCTATTATATTAGGTGAACCAGGTTGTGGTAAAACCGCAATTGTTGAGGGGTTAGCCAAAAAGATATTTGAGGGAGATTGTCCACAAAACTTATCAGGTAAAAGAATAGTTTCTTTAGACATGACATCAATTGTTGCAGGAACAAAATATAGAGGTCAGTTTGAAGAAAGAATGAAAGTCATAATGGAAGAGTTATATAATAATCCTGACATTATTATATTCATTGACGAGATACATACAATGATTGGTGCGGGTAACGCATCTGGATCAATGGACGCTTCAAATATTTTTAAACCAGCACTTTCAAGAGGAGAACTTCAATGTATCGGAGCAACCACTTTAGAAGAGTATAGAAAAAATATTGAAAAAGACGGAGCACTTGAAAGAAGATTTCAGAAAGTTATGGTTGATCCATCAACAAAAGAAGAGACATTACAAATCCTTCAAAATTCAAAAGAAAGGTATGAGGATCACCACAAGGTAACATATAGTGATGATATATTAAAACTATGTGTTGAATTGGCAGATAGATACATTACAGATAGAGAGTTTCCCGATAAGGCATTTGATATTATTGATGAGGTTGGTGCAAGATCTCAAGTTGAAATTAAATTACCTGAAATTATTGAGGATTTAAAACGTCAAGCACAAGAAATAAAAGAAGAAAAAGTTAGAGTCATTAATAGCCAAAGATACGAGGAAGCAGCAAATCTTAGAGACAAAGAAAGAAAAGTCTTAAACGATTTAGAAAGGGAAAAGGCAGAATTTGAAAAAAATAGAAATCTATTTAAAAGAGAAGTAACTGAAGACATTGTTTATGACGTTGCGTCTTTAATGACAAAAATACCAATATCAAAAATTTCAACCGACGAAACAGAACAACTAAAAACTTTAAAAGATACTTTATGTACTAAGGTTATTGGTCAAGACGACGCAGTTGCAAAGATATCAAGATCAATACAAAGAAATAAAGTAGGTTTGAATGACCCAAAGAGACCAATATTCAGTGGATTACTTATTGGTAATTCAGGTGTTGGTAAAACTGAGTTGGCAAAACAATTAGCAAAACATATGTTCAATACCGAAGATGCACTTATTAGATTAGATATGAGTGAATTTTCAGATAAAATTGCAACATCAAAATTAACAGGAACATCACCAGGTTATGTTGGATATGAAGACGGATCTCCATTCTTAAATAAAATTAAAAATAAACCATATTCTGTTATTCTATTAGATGAAATAGAAAAAGCTCACCCTGAAATATTCAACGTATTTTTACAAATGTTAGATGAAGGGTTTTTAACTGATGGGCACGGAAGAAAAATTAATTTTAAAAATTGCATTATTTTAATGACTTCTAATGTTGGGACAAAAATAGTACAGGATTTTGGTACAGGTGTTGGATTTTCAACAAGTTCTAAAACAGAAAAAAAAGAAGAAGAAATAAAATCCGTATTAGAAAAAGAATTATTCAAAAAGTTTGCTCCTGAATTTATTAACCGTTTTGATGAGATAATTTACTTTAAAGACCTTAATGAGTCTGACTTATTAAAAATAGTCGAATTGGAACTTGAAAAAGTGTATGAAAGAGTTTCTTCAATTGATTTTGATATAGAAGTTGAGGATAGTTTAAAAAAACACATAATAAGTATTGGTACTGACACTAGGTTTGGTGCAAGGATTTTGAAAAGAACAATTCAAAAATGGGTGGATGATGCAATAACTGATAAAATAATAACAGACAACCCAGACAAAGGATCTAAATTTATTCTATCATACAACGAAAAGGATAAAAAAACTGAGGTTAAAGTGAAAAAACCAACAAAACGTAAAAAATAGTTTTGTAAATATTGAAAGTTTTCGTAAGTTTGTAATATAAATAAAAAACTTATGAAAACTTTTTTTTTATCATTATTATTCTTACTAATTTCTTTACTTAGTTTAGGTCAAAAAGATTTAGATCTTGTTGCAAAGTATTACGACTCAATATATCTTTCAGAAGTTTATAATAGAAATTGGAAACCAAAAAATGACAAAGGGTTGTTACCTGTCGCAAATCTTCAATTAGATTACTTAAAAACCAAAAAAAATATGTTTTTATCCCATAAACACGGAGATAATAAATATTATAATTTATTTGACCGATTCAGTGAGACTGTAAACAAAAATAAAAAATTAAGTAAAAGATATACACAATATGGCGAAGTATTGTGTAGGGTAGGTCAATTTGATAAATTAAACGAAAAAGAAATAGCCAAATTAATTTTTGATAGTTTTATGGGGTCTCCGTCACACAAAAAAGAAATCACAGCAAGTAAATTTAACTATGTGTTCGCCTTTGGATATTCGGTCGATAATGAAATAATCTGCGTCGGTATAGTAGCTGATTAAATTAATCAGGTTGGTTACATATTACGGTTTTTACTTTTCTACCTATCCAAGATTCGCCGCTTTGTTTTTTTCTTGGACTTTTAAACCCTGTCCAGTTCCACCTCCATTTTCTTTTTATTTCGGTAATCTCTTCTTCACCATAAAAATCCGCACTGTACCATTGAGACTCCGCCTTTACTTCCACTTTTGGTTCAACCTTTTCATCACCTGGAGTTTCACTTTTGTCTTCAGGTGTTGTTGTTGTTTGTGGTTGAGTGACTTCAGGAACTTCAGGTTCCATTAATTCAAAATTAAATGCCGCATCGACATTTATAATTGTGTACTTATATTTATCGTAATCAGATTTTTTAGCCAACGGTGCGCCACATTCATCTCTTTTTATTACTCTACCATTAAAGTTAAACAAATCTTTTGTCGGATCGGCATTTGGCGTCATTTTGTTTTCACCTTTTGCAATATAAGAAAATCCATTAGGTGGGTTCGGTCCTGAAGTACCATCACCGTTTGAACCGGCATAATTTAAATTAATGATTGGTTTTCCGGTACACCAAGCCATTTTATTTTTTTCTATAAGTTCTTTAATGATATAATTTTTTGCATTTTCAGCCCTTAATTTAGAAAGTTCTAAAAACGTATATTTGGATGCGTCACAAGTAGTTCCTTTAGAGTTTCTAAATCTACTAGCGCTTGATGTGAAATTAACTGAATTAACACAACCTCTCCAAGTAAATTTAATTTTACCTTTCATCATTTTTGAAATCAATTTTTTATTATCAACCGTTTCAGGAATGTTGGATAAAACATCAAGTATTGGTTGAACAATTTCTTCATCAATTTTCTTTTTAGTGTTAGTATCTACTTTATAACAATTATCAATATATAAATTGTTTTTACCGCTTCCTGATATTCCAAAATCGGCACCCATCATCGGTACTCCTTCACTTTCATCGGGTTCTTCTACTGTTTTTGTCGGTTCTGTTACTGTTTTTGTCGGGTCTGTTTCTTTTACAATATCTTCAGGTGGTATTTCTTCCGTGTCGTCATATCTTTTTAATATAACCCTCTCAATCCAGTCATTAAATTTCACATAAGTAATAATGTCAGCAGCATATGCTGGATCTTTTTCTTTAATTTCTTCCCATATTGCCGTTTGTTGTTGGAACCTATCTGATTGAATTAACTTTCTTGTTACAATTTTTTCATCTTTTAAAACTTTAAATATTGGTACATATTTAATACGTGTTTTATTTTCAAACAATGCAGGCCTTTCAATGAATATACGATAATATTTTTGATCTTTTAAATCTTCTTTTTTAAAACTTTTACCATTAAGAATATACCCAAATATTAATGAATAATCGTGTTCTGAAGTTTCTCTAAATAGTTTTTGTTTTTCTTTACCAAAAAATGATTGGTAAAAACGGCCAGGTTTATATTCTGACTCATACGCACCACCTTGTAAAAATTTATAATTTGTGTCTGACTGATCAAGTGTTCCTGTTTTTTTATACCCTTTACTATATGATGGTGTTTTTGAGTAGGACACGTCAAAAGGTCCAAAATCAACTCTTTTATAAACTCTTTTTTTCTTCTTTTTTCCACCATCTTCATTAATTGCATCTAAATGCATATTTCGGATTCTATCTTCTTCTGAGATAAATTCTTTTCCGTAAGCCTCAAATAAAAAATCTTTATTTTCACTTAAAAGTCCTTGAGATTTTTTTGAATCATAATTCATTAAATCTCTATATCTTTTTAATTCTTCTTCTGATAAAATATTTTTCATAAAAATTTTGTTTTATAATATAAATACATTATCTTTGTAAAAAACAATAATCATGAAAACCTTAATTACATTATTTTTCTCTTTAATTTCTTTAATTACATTTTCTCAAGTTATTACTATAAAAGTATCGGAGTTTGTGACACAAGCAACTTTTGGTTTTAGTGATTTTGACCACGTAATGTCAGATCCACTTGAAATAACCTCAACAGAATATAAAAATTTTGAGTATCAAATTGATTTAAATAATAAAAAATCAACTTACGTAGTTAATGGTGTTAAACAGTTTACTATTAACATTGATAGTGTTTCAACAAAAAACAATTTATTAACTGTTTGGATGACTGAACCAAGGGATGGTGATGTTAATAATCCTTGGAAGACACAATATGTTATTGATTTAACTAAGGATAAAAATAAAGTTTACTACATGTGGTATGATAATGTGTATGACTACACTAGAATTATAATACCTACTAAATATTTGGTTTTAAGAACAAACAGTTAAAAGAGCGTCCTCAATGGCCTTAATATCTTTAGGTGAATAATCTTTAAATCCTGGTATTGCTTTACCTTTATCAGTAAACGTTACCTTTTTTGATGAACAACTTATATCGGCCAAAGAATCAGTAAACCATGCCTCTTTCCATTGTGCTAAGTCGTCATTTTTTCTTTTCCATACTGATTTTATTGGATAAGTGCCTTTTGATACGGTTACTTTTGGTTGACTTCCTGACATTCTACCTTTTTTACCTATTTCCTCACCACAAAAATTGTTAGAAACGTATTCTACAACTTCAGGTGCAGTACCTAAAGGTTTATAATTTCCATCAATTTGACCAGTGTTACATGAAACCGACCCATAACTAATATTCCATTTTCCTGTTTTTGGGTCTTGACCAAATAAATATACCCTACCAGAACCACCTAAGTCTTGCCAATCCTGTTTTTTATATTCTGTATTATTTATACCGATTTTAGTTCCGTTAGGTGCTTTTGCGTAATAGGTACCAGGAGTACTGTATGCACTTGGATTACCTGGAGGTGTTTGTGGTTTTTGATCAACAGTTCCTCCTTGTTTTTCAATAACCGCCTTTATTGCTTTAATACCTTCAGGTTTTGTTTGTTCAGTCCAAGTTTTACCATCATCAGTACTATAATAGTACTTATTATTTTGAACTTTGTAAGAATATGTACCTTCTTTATAAATTTTTTGTTCTGCAAGATATCTTTTTGCAGATCCTTTATAATACATTTCTAATATTCTTCTTTTTTCTCCTTCGTTTAAACTTGATAAAATATTTTTCATAAAATTTTGTTTTTATTAATAAATATACTATCTTTATAAAAAAAACAATAATCATGAAAACCTTAATCACATTATTTTTCTCTTTGATTTCTTTAATTACATTTTCTCAAGTTATTACCATAAAGGTTTTACGCTCAGAAATGTATACATATTATGGTTCTGAAATTAAAAACATTTTCGCACTTGAAAATTTAACTTTGAATTCAGAAAATTTGACTTCGGACTTGGGTATGTGGACAACACAACTATTTAATTTAAACGATAAAGAAAATTTAGTTTTTGAACTCTCAATGGATCACAAAGATTCATTAGCTCAAAAAAATAAAATTGATTCTGTTTTAGTTATAAAACCAAATAAAATATTTAAAATATATTACAAAGTAACTGATTGGACTGACCATAGTAAAAACAAAAAAATAAATATTTGTCAGTATGTTGATTTAGAAAAAAATATTAGTTACAGGTTTTATTTTTGGGAATCTTCTCACACACCTAATTTTGGTATGGGTATTTTTCACAAAGACTCTGAATTTATAATAAAAATTAATTGACTATTATAATCGATCCCAATGATTTAAAGTCTCACTATATATTCTACCAGCATCAATATTAAAAACTAAATTTTGTATTTCTGTGGTTGGAGCTGAAATACCATTTGTATTGGTTAAGAATACATCTTTATACCCACAAAATTTTACTCCTTGGTTACCTTTATACCATCCATTATATATATTTGTAATTTTTTCAGATAGTGTTTTCCAACTAGCAACACGCATCCCCTCTTTCCAATCTACACTATAGGATTTAAAACAATCAGCACTTTTTAAAGTCAAATAATTTTTATCATTAACAGTTGCACCATTAGACCTTATAAGAGTAGCACTAACACCATATGGATAAGTAAATTCAGTTTTAAAATTTTTTGAGTCTACGTGTTCTTTAATTGATCTAGTTAATAGTTTTAGTTGCACTGAATAAATACCTGTATTATCGTAGTCAATCTTTATTGGGTTTTCCATCGACCATTTGTTTAATGCACTTATTGATTTATTAATGTCCTCTAACCCCGTTACTCTTTCTTTTGCCTGAGTTTTTGCGGGTGAGGTCTGAGTTTTTTCAGTACCACTCTGTTTTGACGTTGTACCTGTGGTTGTTCCTCCTTGTTTTGCAATAACCCCTTGTATCGCCTTAATTCCTTCGGGTTTTGTTTGTTCAGACCAAGTTTTACCATCATCTGTACTATAATAATACTTATTATTTTCAACTTTGTAAGAATATCCACCATCTTTATAGACTTTTTGTTCTGTAAGGTATTTTTTTGCAGAACCAGTATAATACATTTCTAATATTCTTTTTTTTTCACCTTCGTTTAAACTTGATAAAATATTTTTCATATAATTTTGTTTTTATTAATAAATATACTATCTTTATAAAAAAATTTAAATGAACCTAAACAAATTCAAAGAGTTACTATCGGTCCCTTCTAAAACATATCAAGAAGAAGATATGGTAGAATATCTTTGTAATGAACTTGACACAATTCCAGGCGTCTCCTACTACCGAGATGATATGATGAATATATATGCAACTAAAGGTAAATTAAACGAAGGTGAATATTATCCAATGTTTATTGCCCACACGGACACCGTTCATCATAAGGTAGATAAAATCGTAGTTAAAGAAGAAAACCTCATCAGACCCAATACTTTTGGTAAATCATTTAGTAATGATGAGGTTCCGTGCTTAAAAGCATACACCGAAGATGGTAACCCAACAGGTATTGGTGGTGATGATAAATGTGGTATTTTTATTTGTTTAGAGTTATTAAAAACATTAGATAAAGTAAAAATTGGTCTATTTGTTTCAGAAGAAACAGGATGTCACGGATCTTCAAAATGTGATGAAACCTTTTTACGAGATGTTGGTTATATCACTCAATATGACGCACCTGGTAATCATTTAATATCCGAGATTTGCTCGGGAGTTCGTTTATTTGAACGTGATAGTGAATTTTTTACTAAAACATTAGATGTTATTGAAAATGCGTTTGGAAATGAAATGCTTGTTCAATCACACCCTTATACTGATATATCACAATTAAAAAAGAAAATTGATGTTTGTTGTATCAATATGTCTTGTGGTTATTATAACATGCACTCAAATCAAGAATTTGTTTCAATAGAAGATGTTGAAAATGCAATTACAGCAGGGTTAAATATGGTTAAAGAATTGGGTTTGAAAAAATATAAATACGAATATAAACCAATCGTATACACACCACAAACTGTTATGAACTCGTTATTACAATTTGAAGATGAGGAAGAAGATTACCCAGTTCATCAATTAGAAAGTATTGATGTTATTGAAGAAAAAGATGGTATTACAATATCAGATATTTTTGATGGTAATAATCTTTTTATAAATGATGATGATTTAGTTTACTTATATGAAATATTAAAGGAACGTCTTATTTCTAAGTATTGAAAATTTATCAAGATGCTCCATCATGTTAAATAATTTTTCATTATAAATCATACTAATTAAACTATCAATATCAGTTTTTCCTACTTTAGTATTCCACTTATTATGAATTAAGTTTTGAAGATAAGGTTCTTTAATTTTATATCTAATTAAACTAGTACTTGGTTCAATATCATCAATTAATATTTCATATTTTTTGTCTTTTGTTCTGATCCAAGTATTAAGCCCGCCAAGTTGAGATACTTTATCTAAAACTTCAAAATATTTTTCATCATATTTTTCAGAATCACTTTGTATTTCTTCCAATTTCTTTTCTAATACTCTTTCAACACCACTATTCCAAGTGTCTTCAAATTTCTGAGTGTCCCAAAATTCATATTGCATTTCATAATAAACTGGCAAATGTCTAATATTATCTTTTCTAATTGCTTCAAATAATAAATCTAAAAGTTTATCTTCATCAGTTCCAAAACGAGCATATAACATCATACAAGATCCCCAATCCATTTCATATTTCCAAAAACAATATTTTTGACTATATCTTTCAACGCCAACATTTCTTAAACAATCACAATATGTGTCTTTAATTCCTTTTGGTACTTCATCTACAATCGCAGCATAATTTGCATCTGTGTAGGCTTCTGTTATTTCATCACCAATATCTATGGTATCTAAAAAATCTCTTATTTCAATATTTAATTCTGATTCAAGAGGAGTACCTTCTTCTAACATTTTTGATAGTTTTGTATAAAGTCTTGGTGAAATAGTTTTTGTTATATCTCTAATTAATTCTAAATGATTTTTTCTTAATCTATCTGTAACATAACCTTCTTTCCAATCTTCACTATCTCTATCATAAAAATCATTATACCACTCCCATCTACCATTATACATGGCATCATAATATTTGGCATCATACTCACCATCTTCACTATTTTCACCATATTCTTCAGGAAAAAAGAATTTTAAATAATCTTCTAACCCATCAAAAGTAAAAATTATACCATCGCGAGTAACTTCAATAATATCATCAAAACTTTTACCATCAGATGTTTCAAAATGAACGTTATATGGACTGATTCTATTTTTTGCTAAATGCATGATGTTTTTATAATCAGACCAGTTGTCAGGATCTTCATCTTCGTTTTCAAAAATAAACTTTTTTTTCAACATATTTATATAAATATATTGGATAATAGAAACAAATATATTATCTTTGTATAAGTTCTTTGAAAATATGGGGGTGTTTTTGGATTTGACAGGTATTGGCTGAGGAATAAGGGCGCGTAGAGACTGAGTTAATCTCTTTAAAAACTGATTCACATTTATATACGGCAACGTACTTGATAACCTTTCAGTGGTTGGTTTAATTTCAACTGAGCAAGTTACTGTAGCTTAAGTTAAGCACGGAAACGGGGGGTCGGTGGACATATAACCTAGCAACAGAAGTCTTTACAAAGGTGGAATACGACTGAACCCGAAATCGAGTCGTCTATTGATTGTTGGTTTACGATGGTGAAGAACAAACTAACCTTGTTTTTGGTCAAGTAAAAAATCAAATATTTTGGAACATTAGAAAATGTTAACCTAAACGTGTAGTCCTTATCTGACAGGATATTATGGACCGGAGTTCGAGCCTCCGCACCTCCACTTCATATCCCCCCATCTCCACAGGTGGGGTTTTTTTGTGCAATAAAAAAACCTCACATCTTATTAAGAGTGAGGTCAACTTTCTAGAGAAATAGAAAATTAATTTTTTGTTGTGTCAGCAACCACATCTGTTGCGTTCACTGTTGACTCAGCAACTTCTTCAGTTGTTGCGTTAGGTGTAGCCACTTCAGTAGCATTTTGAGTTGCTGTTTTTTCACCACAAGAAGTCATTAGAGAAATTGTGGTCAAAACCGTAAGACACACTAATACTAACTTTTTCATTTTATAAAAATTAAACGTTTATTTATATAATATATATCATAAAAAATCATTTAAGTCAATCGGTTATATCAAAAATTGTTGTATCTTTGTGATATGCAAACATTCCTCCCATATTTAGATTTTAAAAGGTCATTAGAATCTTTAGATAATAAACGACTCGGTAAACAACGAGTTGAGTCTTACCAAATTATATCTGCAATCACGGGTCGTTTACGTAAAGATGGTAAACCTTACAAGGGTTGGTTAAATCACCCATGTTCTGTAATGTGGCGTGATTATGTAAATGCACTTAAACAATATTACAACGATAGTATAGATGTATGGAAATCTCGTGGTTTTAAAAACACAATGGAGTACGAAGTTATTGAAGGTGAATTTATTTTACCTCATTGGTTGGGTTGTGAAGAATTTCATTCATCTCATAGAGCAAATCTATTACGTAAAGATTTTGAATATTATACAAAACATGGTTGGACTGAAAATCCTGAAGACCCTTATGTTTGGTTAGATGATAAAGGATTGTGGTATAAACAAATGGTTGGTAGTAAGGAAAGGGTGTTTTTTAAACCTGAAGTTAGTTTAACTTAATAAAGTATTCCTCCATGTTACTCCGTCATAGATGTAAAGCCTTAAAGCAGATAAATCAACGTAGGTTGAACCAGAAACCGGTTCCGCGGGTATTGATGTTGGTATCACTAAACCACTTCCAGAATTAGTTCCCGCAGACGAAAGATTAATAGAAGAATCGACATCGGAAGTTATAACAATATTACTTGTCACACTTAAAGAACCCTGTATAATAACCGGATTCTCTATTGTAAAATTTTGACTTCCCGTTGAAGATAATCCACCTTCTAAAGTTATTTGTCCTTTAGAAATTAATCCGTTTTTTACTATTAATTCATTTGCCATATTATATAAATATATTAAACTCTATATCTTGTGCGTAACGCATTATAATTTTGTAAAACTTCGGCATTTGAAAGTATTCTGTTGTACAACAAAACACTTGAAAGATTTCCTTCAATAACATTTGATGCAACACCATACGAACCAAAATATTTGAATAAATTTCTTGGAATTTGTGGTGTTGTTAAAAATTGACCGTTTAATAACACACCATTTCTATAAACCCTTAAAACACCACCATCAACATAGTCAACACTAACAGCAACATTAACCCATACATTATTAAAATTAAGAAAAAAACTACTAGTACTTATTGATTGTGCAGTTGTACCATTAGAATATTGAAATCCCAAAGTATTGGACCCGCTACTAGCCCTAAAAATCCATATATAACCTAAAGTTGAACTTTGACCAAAATCACCGATTAACGTCTGTGATTGTGTTTGAGGACCTATTTTTACCCAACAAGAAAATGTAATTTGTTGTGGCATTGCAAATTGAATGTTTGATCTTGAATATGTATTTGTTCCGTCAAAAGATAAAGACCCTACATTATTTGAATCAAATCCGACACCATTATAAAGAGTCACATTATTTGATATCTTATCAAAAGACAAATCGTTCCATGACGTAGAACCACTAACATATGAATAAGGATTTGCCGCATCTAAATATAATATGATACCATTCGTTGCAATATTTCCCGGCCCTCCTTGTGTTGTACTCATATCATTTCATTACTTGTCCATTCAGGTCCCGATAATATCACTAAAATTTCCTCATAAGTATAAGGACCTTCTTTGGTTGTTAATGAATCAACACTTGAGGGTATTGTGTTACCATCCCATTTTACAAATGTTTTTGTTTCATCAACACTTTTTCTAACTGTGTCGATTGATGTTTCTAGTACTTGTGTAAAATCAATTAAATTTAATTCAGATACGTTAAATATCATAAATTCTCTTTGTTCGTAATCTTGTGTTTCCATATTAATATATATTTGTTATAGGCCAAATTTCCTTTTGCTTGCGTTATAGTTTTGTAAGACTTCTGATAATGAAAGTGATCGGTTGTATACTGAGGTTTGTGCGATATTTCCTTTCATCGCATATGCGGTTATTGGGTTATTATATGCACCTAAATAAATGTTAGCATCCGGAAATGTCACACTTGAGTTAGACTGAGTTGTCTGTATAATACCATTAACGTAAAGTGTTGCAATATTTGGACTAAAAGTATAAACCACATTATTCCATACATTTGTTACAGTGAGACTTGTACTAAAATAATTAGATCCTCCCATTTGTACTAAAATGGTGCCTTCAGTTTGTCCCGTATTTGCTGAGCTAGCAACTAATATTCTTCTATTTCCTGAATTTATCCCAAATAATGAATTATATATGGTATTTGATGCTCCGCCAGTACTTCCAGGCCCTGTCATTTTAAACCATATTGAAATGGTAAATGATGTTATATTAGAAATTCCAGAACCCTGAACTAAATCGTTTGTTCCATCAAAAACTATGCTACCGCCATTTTCACCATTAAATGTCGGACCGTTAATTAATGATCCATTATCTTTGCTTGAAGTTAAATCAAAAATAGTTGTTGATCCACTTACAAATGATTTTGTATTAGCCGGATCGTAACATAAAACTAAACCATCTGTTATTATATTTGGAGCCACATTTCCTGCCATTATATTCCAAATCTGTTTTTAGTTGTATTATAGTTTTGACGGATTTCTGTTTCGGATAGAGATCTATTATATATTCTAACAATTGAATTATCGGCTCTAGTGTAAAAGGCGTTTACTGCACTATTATTTATTCTTAAATTTCTTCCGACATTGTTTATAACAGATGATGATGAAAAACCAGAAGGTGAAACATCTTGTTTTAATTCACCATTAAGATATGTTTGTAAAGAACTTCCGTTTCTAATACCAACCAATTGATACCAAAAATTTATTGATAATTTATCAACACTTAAATCTGTAGAATATAGTGTTGTACCGACCCCAACTGAAAATGAGTAACTATCAACGTTAGTACCACCAATAGTTAACGTCCATTCGTTTGTTGCTGGAGACGAACCTATATTCCATTTATTAACCCCCCAAACGTTATCATTACCAACACCTACAGAAGTTGATAATTTTCTAAACCAATACTCAACTGTAAAATTATTGGACCCAAAATCCAATAAAGAATTATCTAATACTTCAATATAATCATCAGAACCATCACATCTTATATAACCATTATTTGTGTTTGAAAATGTTGGTCCATTTACTAAATTACCATTTAGATTATTACCCGTTAAGTCATTCCAACTTGTAGAACCAGAAACATATGATCTAGTATTTGCAGCATCTAAATACAACACTAAACCGTCTGTAACTATATTTGGTGAATAATGAAAAGCCATTTTTATATACTCCTTATTATAGTTTTAACCGTCCATCCTGCGGTTGTTGCAGATGAACTTAATACCGCATTACTTCCACTAACCGCAACTGTGAATGTTACTCCCGTAGTTATTCCAATATCTAATGTAGATGTTTCAGTAAAGTTTGCACTTGTTCCACTCCATATAGTCATAATTTGTCCCGCTCTTGCTCCTGTTGTTCCCGTACTGATTAATGTGTATTCATAAAACGCTCCGGTGTATGCACTTGTTGGTATTGAATATATTGTGTTTGTTCCTGCAGTTAAAGACACCCTTGTTGTTGTATTTAATGATGGCGCCTGATATGAACCCCACAATGTTGTGTTATCTGAAAATACCTCCATAATAGGAAGACCTGATATATCATTAACACTAAATAAAGATCCTCTTAAACTATCAGTCACACTAAATAATTCACCACTTGATCCTTGAACACTAAATAATGGTGAAGTAGTACTATTTCCTGAACCGATAACGGTTAAAACATTTTGCGAAGATGAAGAAAATACCGCAGTTTGAGCAGTTAACCCGCTTGAAATAATTGTATTTCCGCTAACATCCAATCTTTGTCTTGGTGTTGTTGTGCCGATACCGACATTACCTGTACTAGCCGATATTGTGACCCTTGTTTGTCCTGATGTCCTAAATGTTAGATTTTGGTTATTATTACTTCCAATATTAATCGCGGTACCTAAACTATTACCATTTTGTAATATCGCACTTCCTTGCCAAGCAATCCAATTAGTTCCATCATATCGGTAAGTAACTAAAGTGTTAGTAACAAACACCACATTATCAACAACAGGTATTGTGTAGCTCCAATTTGGTGAACTAGCACCTGTATATTCAGCAATTTGATTTGTTCTCCCTGACCAAATTCCTGTACCACCACTAATTAAATACCTATCACCCACAACATTAGTTCCAGGTGTTGTACCTGTTATTGAAATGACAGGATCCAACTGTGATCCACTTGACCCGATAGGTAACCACTGAGTACTACCACTAGAATCAATTGAAGTTAAAACATACCCAGCACTTGCTCCAGACGTTACTTGTAGATTAATTGTTTTTGTATTTCCACTAATATCTAAACTTGAACCTGATATTGATTGTAGTGACGTGTTTCCTGTGACATTTAAAGTATTTGCGGTCAATCCACTTGTAAATATAGTATTTCCGGTTACCGTTCCACCACTTAATGGAAGGTATTTACCCGTAACATTATCAGGTAAATTTTGATATGTTGTTGCAGATATGGTTACTCCTGATATTGTACTACCATAAATTGCACCGTCAGCACGAACATAAGCAGTTGTTGTCCCTCCTGAGTTTACACCCTCAAATACGTTTGTTATATTGTCGGCAGTTCCAGCACCATTTTTAACACTTAACGGACCTAAAGTTGAGTTTGTAGTAATCTCAGGTTCAGTTGAGTTGTTGTAAGCTTGTTGGAGATTAGTTGTTGATAACCCTCCAGTTCCACCAAAACTTTCACCAAATTTAGAAACAAGTGTTAATTTTGCGTAATTGGTATTTGTTAACGGCTGACCATCATCAACAATGTCATTTCTTACCGATATAACACCAATCAAAATTGCAGTAGTTTCCGCATTAGGATAAGTAACAAAAGTCTCCGAATCAATATTTGCAATTGCCTCTGTTAATGTTGCATATCTTGTCTGCCCATATAAAACATTTATTACTCCTGTAGGGTAAAGATAAATTCTTTGGTTTGTTGCGTCATTACTACCCGCAGTCCCAACACTTGTAATTACACCATTAACATCATATTTTGTTGGGTCAATAACTGAAACCGAACCACTAGTTCCGCCAGTTTGTGTTCTATAGAAAAAAGATGCTGAGGTTTTTGCGGATATAGTTACGCTATTAGGATTTAATTGATTAGTTGTCCACCCAATACCATTACCATATAGAGACCCTAAACTCGTATTAAATGTTAGTCCAGTGTTAAATGAAGGTAAAACCCCCTGATTAATTAATTTTATAGGTGACCATAAATCACGAAGTGCGGACATTGGAGAAACATCATAATCAACCGTATTATTTACCGTTAATAATGATGTTCTATTTGGGTGAACTACTTTACCTAAAAATATATTTTCTCTTCTTTCTTGTGGTGTTGGAAATGTTGTTTGTTGGTATAATGTTGACGCACTATTAACCAATAAGTAAGTGGCGTCTGCGGTTGCGATATTGGTAATTGTAATTCCCGTTCCACCTGTATAATAAATATTTGTGACATCAGGTAAGGTTGCGTAATCATATGTATTTCTAACAATCCACCCTTTCATCGGTGAGACATTAACGGTTGTTGAACTATTAATTGTCATACCAGTATATTCATACACACCTGTTGAAATGACATTACCTTCAAGAATGTTTCTTTCAATATCTGTTAATGTAAGATTACTATCTTCGTTATTAATATTTACATAAAGTTTACCCGTTGTGGTACCTGTTTGAATAACATAACCAATTTCATTGGTTCTTGCACTAAAAGCTAATGATGATGTTGATGAAACGTACTCACCAGGTAATGTGTCGGATAGGTATAGAGTATCTCCGTTTGAAAATGTGTTTATTGTAATTCCACTTAAAATACCATTATTAATTACTAATCCTTCACTACCACTTAGTATATTTTCTGCGGCAACCCCAATAGGTCTAGCAGAACCTGGTGCGTGATTATTAGTCGCTAAAACTGCACTTGGTAAATTATTTGATGTTCCCGTAATTGCAATTACCTTACCTTTATCAATTTGAGTTCCGGTATTGTTCCATACTCTTGTATATAATTGTTGTCCCATCGCGATTGGGACTGTGTTATTAATAATATCAAAATACGATAAAGCCTTTTCACCACTATCAAAAAATAATCTACCCGCAAACGCAGAAGGATTGGTTGCCCCTGTTGTAAAATCAATATATGACGTTTCTGATATTGTATTTGCGGTTACTCCACTTGTAAAAACAGTTCCCCCAGTTACGGTTCCTCCACTTAAAGGTAAATAATCTCCGCTTAATCCTTGTGTTAAACCTGTTACTGATATCGTATAGTTACCATTAGATCCACTTATATTAATGTAGTTTCCTTCAGTTAATCCACTTATCGGTAAATTTTGGTATGTTGTTGCTGATATGGTTGACGATCCTACATTTGTTTGTCCGGTTAAAATACCATTTTCCCAATCAAAAGAAATTGTACTTCCATCTGATTTTACTAGTTGTCTATTTTCAGCATCAATTGAAAGATAAGTATTCGTGCTCCATATGTTAACACCCGAATTTGTAGCTTCAAGTAAAGACCCATTAATTGTTTGGTTTTCAACTACAAAAATATCCGTTTTATGATACACCTGTGAACCGCTTGTTTCGACTGAACCAGAAATTGACACACCTGATGTAAAAAAAGTTTGACCTGTAACGGTACCTCCACTTAATGGTAGATAGTCTCCGATTACTGACGAAGTAGACCCTGTTGTTAGTCCAGTTACGTTAAACGTTCCACCTGTGTTATTTGTGAAAGTTATAGTACCAGCAGAAAACGTTCCGCCAGTTACTCTAACATCGGTTGGTAAATTTTGATATGTTGTTGCAGATATTGTTGTTGCGGTAACACTATTTAAATTGATGTTATTATCTAAATTTAAAACAACCGTAGATGTTCCTGAAATAGATGAACTAATATTTGTTCCTCCTGAAATTGTTAAAGTTGCATTTGGGTTTGGTGCCGTTATTGTTGTTGCACTGTCACCTTTTATTGTTGTCCAACTGTTTGATGGTGGTGAAGATGCGGACCCCTCAACTAACTCTATTTTATCAAAATAGTGTCTTGCGACAGTAGAACCAACTTGATAACTAAACCTAACACCATAAACATTTGTATTAGATAGATAAAATCTCCAAAGAGGTATTGAAATTAATTGCCAAGATGTTACGTTTGATGTGGCATTATATGGTATATTGTTACCTGTGGCAGCACCACCCCAAAGAAAAATATTATTTGTACTTAAAACATTTCCTGTCTGACCTAAAAATTGAATTAAAATATAAGTGTTTGCTGAGTTGCCACTCATATTTCTTATCGCAAATTGTAAAGTGGCATATTGGTTTGTGTCTGTTGGTGTTGTCGCGGATAAAACAAAACCATTACTCCAACTACCTCCTGATGTAGTTAAACCACTAACACTTATTGATTTTGTACCAGTATAAGCCTGTGCAGTAGAACTACCTGATATTCTAAAAGTTTGATTACCAAACCTTAAAAAATTCCATTCGGTTGGTTGACCAACATTTTCATCATAAATTAATCTTGTTGAAATTGTTGGTAATGATGAATTTGCAGGTACACTAACAAAAGTTACTTCGACTTGATTTGTAGAATCAACAATTGGTTTTTCTGGATTGGTGGATGGTGTTCCTTCTAAAACTCCCGTATTACCACTAATATCGGCAAATATAACATCAATTCTATCAAATGTAGAGTCACCTGAATTTAACGTAACTTGAGTTGATGAAGGTATATTATATAACTGACCGTCAATTATATAATTTAATGGACTTACATCAAATGTTAATCCACTAACATATGAAACACTACCATCGATTAATCTATTACCATTAACAACTAAGGGCCAAAGAGTTAAATTTTGTTCATTAATACCTAATTGTATTGTATTTGCAGATAATGATGTAGTGATTTTTTCTAATGTATCACCTGTTATTGAATTTATTTTTATATCTCCATCTACAATACTATCAAATATCGTTATACCTGTACCTACACTAGTTACTCCCGTTAAAGTGGACGTTGATCCTGTTGTTAGTCCTGTAACGTTAAACGTTCCTCCTGTATTATTTGTAAATGTTATTGTACCTGCAGAAAAAGTACCTCCTGTCACATTTACATCTGTAGGTAAATTTTGGTATGTGGTTGCAGATATTGTTGTTGCGGTTAAACCGTTAATTGTTCCACCTGTGAAAGTATCATATAAACCAATTACAACACCTGAAGAATTTTTATAATAGATTAACCCATCGGATAAATCCTTAAAATAGGTTGAATTTGTAACTCCACTCCAATCACTTGACGAGTCAACAACAATTGTAAATGTTATACCATTACCGTTTCTTATTGTACTTTGTGTTATTGCCATATTATTCTATATCTGTATCTTCTATTATTGGTCCTAAAACCGATTGTGCCAATGAAAACATACCTGGACTTATCGCAAATACGGTTAAATTGGTGGTACTAACAAGTGTGTATTGGTTATTTGCGGTATCGGATTCAGCATAAAAATAATCATCTCCACCTGGTGTATCTTGTGATGCCGTAATATCTAAAGTTCCTGAAGTGTTAATTAAACTAACCATTCTTTGTGCTAAAAGTGTGGTTGTGTTATATGTTGTTGTATCAGTTTCAGTGAATGTTTCATTACCACCCGTACCATCATTTAAAACTATTGTTGTTGTAGCAACAGAATTAACGGTATATTTTATTCTCATTTTTTTTCCAGCAAGAACACCACCATTTTGATTTAAATTAGTATTTAACCCTCCCGAGTACACCTTTAGTGATAATCCGGATGAAGTTGTTTGTATTGCTGTTGCCCCACTAATATTAGATATTAGAGTTCCTCCATTTATAATTATTTTACCTGAATTAAATACAATTGGCGATGCTTGTAAAGAATTGTAACTATTAAGACCTAAACTTGCTGGAAAATTAACTCTTATTGTTCCGTTGAGGATTAAAGTACCTCCATTAACTCTTAATCCATAATATCTTGTCTGAGCAAAACTAGGTCCACCATACTCATAATCACAGTTCATTCTCAAAACACCACCTGTTAAATCGGCAGGTGCCGACATATCATCATTTACCCAAGTACCATTCAAAGTAACATCACCACCACTAATATTAAATCCTGTTGTTGGATCTTGATTTTCCATTTGTAATGTTACTTTACCTCCTGAAATTGTTATTGTACCGGATGTTGAGTTATCAAAATAACCGCTAAATGTCGTGTCAATTTCACCATCTTGAACATTAATAATTTTTGTCTCACCACCAATTACATTAATTCTACCATTAATAGAATCAGTATATCCATCTAAATAAATTGTAGTTGCTATTGGTGTAATATTTGTTCCGCTAATTCCGTTAATTCTAGTTACGTTTAAATTTATTCTTGTATTAACACCCGCATTACTAGTAATACCAACACCAGTTGATTCGGTTCTTATATAATTAACAGTAAGATTAACTAAATTATTACCACCAATTA